TTATACTTTAAGTGGGTAGCGACTCCTTGCTTTGAATTTAGATTTTGCGATTAAAATTCTTTCAACAGTCTTTATATAACTACCCAGCCGTTAGAACCTATGCTCTAACGGTTTTTTTGTACAAAATAATCATTTTCTATAATACGAATATCTGGTATACTTCACTTGGGTAGCCCATCATCCTAAATGTATATTAAAAACCTACTTATGATTCTTCCCCAGAAGTAACATGAGTTATGCTACCCAGCCACTAGCTCCCATAGTCTAGTGGCTTTTTTTTATGTACGAAAAAAAGACCACTAAATAAGTGATCTATTTTTCTTGATTATTGATAATAAAAAAGCGTATAAAATCTTTTCCAAATTTTGATATTTTCAATCTATCCTTCGCTTTAAGACTTATCTTACTTTTGCTAGTTAGACTTTTCAATTTTATTTTTCTTTTCCCAGACAAAGAATTTAATATGCTCTCTGTAGAATTTCTAATTTCCTCAATAGCAATTTGCATTTTTTTTTATGTCTTTTGCAAGCTTATCATCATATTCATTTTGCATTAAGCCTAACCGATATAAGTTCTCTCTAACTGCAACATATTGGTCGTAATTGATATCGAATGCTTCTAATAACTCTGTATAGTTATTGTATCCATCGATATCAGCAAATGTATTGGTTTTATAGGACAATTTAAGAACTGAAATATCTAAAATAGTCAGTTTATCAAGCGTATCAAAATATAAATAAGCCACATCAAAAGATGGATTATCCAAATTCAAAAATTCTGAATAACCATTAATCATAAATTCAATTTTTTCTGCTTGATTAGTAGATTCAATTTTCTTCATGACCATTTCAAATATTTCGTCTAAAACTTCCTTATTTTCTAAAGATTGTTTTTCAAATTTTTCCTTCAATTCTTCGTTTCTTCTACTGATTGCTTGAACCATAATCTCTAAGTTTCTTATTTTCTTATTCGTCCTAAACTCAGTTATAGCTCCCCCAATGCCCGGTATCAAACCAGCTCCGTAATCAATCAATATATCACCACCTTGCTTCACAATTTCATTTGTTAATAAAGGTAAAGCATTTTCTTTTAGAAAGTCTTTTCCCTGATCAGCTACTATTGACAAAACATTTTCAAATAAAAAATTTTTTAACTGCATTTGCTTTCTCTCCCACAATCGTTATCCCCTTTACAAATTTATATATACAGAATAACTGATTATGCGAATAATAAAAAGACCGCACACAGAAGTGCAGTCTCAGATAGGAGGGAAAATCTTAACCGTCATTCGATCGTAAAGGTAGTTACATTTGAATTATTGACGATATTTTTATTTAAGCAGCAAAAGCTACTTATTGACGTGACAGGAGTCGAACCTGCATGTACTTGATTGAAAACCAACCGCTCTCACCAATTGAGCTACACGCCATACCAGAAGGAGCTACCTTCTAGCAATTGCTAATAAATCAAATTAACCTTTACACACTCTCGTCAGAATGTTTTCCCATCAGGACGTAGCTTTCGCAGACTTTCACGGCTAAAATGATTATGTCACTGGCAAGGATTTGCACCTTGTATGGTCTATATTCCACCACAGTGACCAATCAATCAAACACCAGCAAAAACAATTGATTAAGTTTATCCTAAACGTACCTAGCTGCTACTCTATGAGTTTAGGAATTGCTCTCGTGCGTAAGCAGCTGCCGCAGAGATCTGGTTAATGTTCTTATCGTCATATGCTGGGATAGAGAAATATACCTAACCTCGACTAGTATGAATCAGGTAGTTACTACTGCATCCCTAGCAACTATTTGTGTCACTTGCAAACCTGTAGAAAAAAGAGGAGGTTATTCACCTCACTTCATTTTATTGAGAACGTAAGTCTGCAAGTGACTATCGAAAGGCAAAGCAAACGGTAGACTAAACCAGAAAGTGTTGTGTAATGTGTCCATTTCTTTGACTTTCGATATTACTATATTAGCACTCAAATTCGTATAAAAACCGCCAACTTTCCGCCAAAAAACCGCCAAAATTTTATTTATAGGCAATTATTTTTCCATTTCGATAAGCTTCAGCAAATTCAATCAAAGCTTCTGATTTCATGCGTTGAATACTTCTTTCGGAATAGCCGACTTCTCTAGCAATCTTGTAATTAGAGTAATGGTCCTGCACGCAAAAACTGTAGTGAAGAATTTGACGACTTATAATGCTTAGTGACATCAAAGCCGTTAGGATTGCATCACGCTCTACTTCGACATCAATCATCTGGATCAACGCATCTTCGGCTTTGTTGCCATGCTTCATACCTTTGGGCATGTCTGTAATTATTGGCGACCGAACATCTACTAAGGAACGACCAGCTATTCGGTCCAAACGTCTAAAATTTTTCAACACGGCTCTCGCATTGGCTCTAGTCTGACTGAAATCAACTTCTTTTAACAATTGAATCAAGTTAAATCGCTCCTTTTATGTTATAATATCAATGTGGTTGGTCGGAGCGATTCCGACTTTTTTTTATTTTTTAGAATTTTGAGTGCCGTTTGCAATTGCTTTTTCTTGCATGCGACGCTTTTTTCTTTTTAATTTTTGATTTTTTCTTACCCATGTTGCACCTCCAGTGTAATTGGTCTGCCATATTTTAAAATTTTCCATTCGCCATTATAGTGTTTGTTATAAAAATCTGCATTACGTTTAGCATCTGATAATGTGTAAAAGGTTCTTCTCAGGTATTCAACATACACGCCATCGACTTGACGGCCTAAGATATAAACTTCTGGATAACTTAGCATTGCTTATCCTCCCTTAAGTACATTTCCGAGCTGACGTATTCCTCTATTAGTTTGACGGTAAACTAATATCACTAAGTTTCTATCAACGCATTTCAAGTCAACATATTCAAAAACATCCTCTGGATTTTTCTTGTTTAAATCTTCAAAAAATCCAGTAATGTGAACATCGTAAGGTTGAGTATTGAATTCTTTAAATTTGATCATTTATTCAGCCTCCATTTTCCCATTAATTAAGTTTTCAATTTTTCTCGAATCCGCTGGCTTAAAATACTGCTCATATAATTTTTCGATTTCATTGTCTAATAATCGGCGCTTATCCTCTACGATTGATTTGAACAATTCTTTTTGTTTTGGCGTTGTAAATTTCAATTCTTCTAAAAGCATCTATTCTTCCCCCACTTTCACAGCAAACGGCCAGTAACGTTCATCAATTGCTTTGATTTCTTGTTCAGTGAATTTTACTAATTCTTCAAAACCTTCATTTTCGATGCATTCCCACACTTCGATCCAAATAAAATCTTCACCAGTGGTAGTTTTACAGTCCCCCTTGATTAAAAATCTATCAAAACCAAAACTCACATAATACAATTGCTCTTTCTCGACTTCGTAGCCGCACACCCAAGCATTGAAAAACAAATCAGCATTTCCATCTATCCAACACGCCAATTCATCACTGTCAACTTCTTCAGATGATTGGTCAAAATATTCATTTGCCAACATTTCAAGCGCCGAACCATATGATTCGATTTTTTTCGCCACGAACTTCGGAATAACGACTTTTTTTCGGTTCGTCTAGTTTTTTCGCTAAGCCAATAGCAATACTATATACTGTGTCTATTCCGTTATAAAAAGCGTTGTAACCATCACTAATACCCCGTTTAATATTTTGCTGTCCTTTTTTTAATTCAGCAATCAATTCTTGTTTATTCATCTGTAACCCTCCATAAAATGATTTTGAGCTATTGAGCTTATATCCTTTAATTGCTTCTCAAGCATCTCGTCCTTTACATTGTATCTGTCAATTACTATTGGTGCGGCTAAATCTTTGACATAACTCTGGCGTATTACTACTGGTTCATTGTTTACTCTTTTAGTTACCTTTCGACCGTTGATGATGCTTTGAATATCAGCATCGCTTAATACTATTACTGGTTTATTCATCGCTGTTTCCCTCCTAAAGCAAGCTACCATCGATTAACAATACTTCGCCGTTTTCTTCAAGATTTTCTAACTGATTGAAAGCTTCTTCTGCGCCCAATTCTCCACCATCTTCAATACGACTTTTAGCAAGCATTTTGAACGCTTCGTATTTATCAATTGTTTTCATATCATCGAAAAATTCTTTTTCGTCCTCTACATCGCAAACAATATCCTTGTAAAGTTTTAAACATTGTTTTTCATCTTTAGAAGCGATTAATGCAAAATAAGGTTCTTTAATTTCGTAAAATTTCATTCCGCTTCCTCCTCAATACATTTAAACAAGACCTCTGACTTCTTTAATATTTCTCTTTCCCTTTTATATACATTTTCTTCAAAGAAAGCTTTTGCTTCTTCGTTATTGCTTATGTCAATTTCAACATATTCATCCTTGAAAGCTTCTTTAAAGCTCATTCTGCTCCCTCCAATTCCCACGGAAAAGGCGTTCTAATGGACCAAACAGGCACAGACCTATGACCACAATCTCGCCATTCTAACCACCAGCAACTACGGTTCTCATTGTCTTCGTCTACTCCGAAACGATATCTAACAAATGCATCTTCAACAATGTAAGGTGTGTTTTCCTCAAGCATTAGTTCTGACCGCCATTCCTCTATTGCTTGTTCCCTGGTATATTTTTGTTTATTGAAGCCCATCCAATTATTGAAATCTCCATTAAACACTTCAAAGTCAAACTTGCTTCTTCCTTTAATCGCCATTTATTTGACCTCCAATAAATCTGGGTTTTCATAGATGTTACCTAAAATAGTTATGTCGCTAGACGATAAATTAAAATTATGCAAGAATATTTCTTCTAAATCTTCTGCATCTGGCAAACTCATTGACACAGGAATACCATCAATTTCGTTTGGTATTTGCTTAGGAGTGTCATACTCATATTTGGCATCTTTGATTATCCATGCTGTTCCTGTTTCGTCTTTATCAACTACACCAACCATATGATTTTCTTGGTAATATCCCATCGGCCACTCTTCCAAAAAAATATCAATGATGTCGCCTTTAAAAACATTTTTTTCTTCATTGTTTTTATAAGAATCGGACATATAACCTTTCAATCCAGTTGATTGTCCGACTGTTTCCTTATCAATCAGATAAACTGTATTTTCATCTGCTTCATTTACGATGGCATACTGTCCAAACATAAAAGTTAAAAGGCCAATATGCCAGTTACCTCTTTGATCTCTTGCTCTAAATTTTGGGATCATCTTCTTTACTCTCTTTCCGCTTAAAAATATAAATTTATATGTTCAAAGACATCTCTTTTTTTACTAGTCGTGTAGTTGTCAAAACGAACGAACAGCTCTTTCTTTACATTATTTGTTAAAAACCTGACAGAATATCCATATTTAATTCTGCTTATTTCAATGGCATCTCTGCATATTTTTCTCAGCTCATTTTTCGATAGTTTAACGCTAAAACCTAGCACTATATCAGCATCACCATTCACGGTATCTGTCTTAGCGGACCAATCGTCATTACAATAATGCCCATAAAATTGCCAAAGTTTATCATTATCTAACTCAAGCAAATTTATTTGCTCATTCATCTTATTCACCCGCTTTTTTTACAAATTCACTGGCTTTTTTTATAACCAGCATCAATCAAAATTCCCTCGATCACATAAAGGTCCGTTTTCTGCTTTAAACTAGCCTTAAATTTCTTGGCAATATTTCTAGCTGTTTCTAAAGAAACGACTTCATATGTTTTAGCCAATGCATCCGCAATAATAGCGGATGTTGGCGTGTAATAAATCTCCAGCAAAATGAACACTCACTTTCGTTATGCTTCAACAACTTTATAGTGAACATCTTTTATAACAAAAGAGGCAACGCTATAGTAATAGCCCCCATTTCCAGCATCAGCATAAAAATCAGCAATAGCAATTGGATTTTGGTTGTGAAAAATTGTTACTTTTGCTTGGTTAACAACCGTATCTTCATCGGGAATATTGGTAATTTCTGGCAAAGAAACATTCGTTATCATAGCGTCCAATTTTACATTTTTAAATTTGCCATAAGCTCCCGCACAGAAATCTTGTTCAGAACATTCAATGGTAATTTTTGTTCCATCTTCCAAAATTAAACTATCTTCATTCCATTCCATAATACGTTTATTTATCAACAGTTCTTTAAAGTGATCATATTCACCATAGTTTATACCGTAATAGCACATATCCTTTAACCCCTTCCGTTTAATTTAAATATTTTGAATAATAATCCAACCAATAAATAACATAATCAAAGTTTTAGCCAATGCTCCTACTATTGCTTCAATCGTCGAACGTCCATCTTTGCCACCATCCGAGATCATATAACTTATAAACACGTCTAAACCTGCTGCCTGCCAAAAATTCAATGTTATTAGCCCAAAAGTAGAACTGATAAGCCCATTCCATAAATACATTGTTGTCCAACCACTTATAGCTACTGCTATCGGTATAAATAATACTTGAGCGATACAACCAAGCGTCGTAGTTTCTTCTTTAGTCAAAGTTTTATACCTCTTTCTTAAATTTAATTATTTGATTAATACATAAAATCCATTTTTCTTTGCAACGTCTCCTCGAATCCCCAAATGGCCTTCCAACTCTTCAAAGGTCCTTTTTGTAATTTTAGAAAGTTGCGTGTCATACCCCAAATTTCTAAGTGTCACGTACTCATTGGGTGTTAATTGGTCTAAATCTATTGCCACAATTGGCGGAAAACGTTCAGCCGATGGCTTAAATGTCACACTAGTTAATTTCATATTTTTTTACCTCACAATTTCACCGCTTTATTTTTCGATTTAAGGCGTTTCAAATCATTTATGATTAATTACCCTAAACTAGTTTTTAAATCTAGCTACGGTTAAATCACGCTACAAAAAATAACAAATTATTTCTTGTTCATCCAAGACTGATTGCTCTTGGTTTTCTTTTTAGGTTTTTCTTGAAATGATTCTTCTTTCACTTTTGCAAGTAATTGTTTTGGTTTTTCTGGTGGAATTACAACGTTTACGACCTTTCCACCTGCCACTTCTGCAGCAAGATTTGCTAATTCATCGTCTGTAAAATGCATCGCCTGCTTAATTTGATTAGTGATGTTACCATCTTTATCCAGATACCCAGCACATTTCACTACTTTTACTTTTTCCACGTGATCACCTACTCTGTTTTTAATATACTGCTTCAGTTTTCGTATACCTTTCCCCCGGTCTTGTCCTTTGCGGACCACCCAAGTGCCATTTATTCCAAAGTAATCAATGACACCTACAGGAGTTTCAATCGCAAATTGGCAACTATCTTCGAAGTATTCAAAGGGATAGCCTAGCTCATAAATATTCTTCATTGCCTCTGTACTCATGAATTGCACATGAGATTTTCTTTTGTTTTTTAATTCTTGTGTTGGGTACTTTGTCATTCACTATTTCCCCTCCATGTACTCTTTTATTTGTCTATCAAGTTCCGCTTGCTCTTCTGGCGATAGCTTTTCTTCTTGCTGTTTATTTGGTTCTTTTGCCCATTCTGGTAAATTTTCAGTCCTAACATTTTGACGTTGGTAAGTCGTTCGTTGTTGGCCCCGTTCTTTTTTCATTCTTGATTTCAAATTTTAGTTTTTCAAACTGCGTTCTTAGCTTAGAAGCACTTCTAATGTTTCCAAACCAAAATGAATTTGTCGGTAACCACTCAAGAACATAGTCAATTGCTGCAATAGTTTGTTGATCTCGTTCTTCGATTAACCTAAACGTGTCAGCCCACTTTTCAATGTTCACTCTTTTCATTTCACTCGGAAAATCATTGATTAAATTATTTTGTAATTTTTGAGCAAGACGTAAATGTTCGTCAGAATATTTACAAGGAGATTTCTTTGGCTCTTCTTTATTATCTTTCTCTATACTCTTATCTCTATACTCTAACTCTATACTCTGGGCGACATTTTCAGGACATTCAGAGGACAATTTAGGGACATTGTCCGCCTTCGAACTTTGCGAGCAATTTTGCATAGTTGAACTCTGCTCGATACTATTCTTTTTTATATCCTTATCTAACCTATCCTTACCTAACCTAACCTGTGTATCCACACTGGATACATCTTGTATACATCCTGTATCCATAAACCGATATCTGTTATTTTCATCTAATGTCAGCATAGATTTTTCTTCGAAAAACATTGTTCTGTTGTACCTGTCTTTTTGAATGTAGTTGTGTATTTTCCAGTCTTTAATGACAACTACACCACTTTCAAAAGGTATAATAAATTCCTTTGCCATTAATAGTTTAAAATCATCTTCACTTGCGCCAATTTTTCTTCTAACGGTCTTTGCATTTCCTAAAAAACCATCATCGTCCGCCTCCATGTTTAAATGGAAATATAAACATTGTGCAGACATTGGCATATCTAAAAATAAGTCTGTATCTGTTATTTTTTTACTAAACATTCTTCTTTGCGCCAATGTTTATCCTCCTATGTGTAATTTCTTGATGGTATCTTGATTTAATTTAATTCCTTTAACATGATATTTTTTCTTAAATGCTGTAATACCAATGTTGTGTTTTTCTGTGTGATGGCATCGGCACAAACCAGCGTAAGTGTATTCTGTATGGTCAACGCTTTTTCTTTTCCGCCGACCTAGAGCTTTGTCGAAATGGTCAATATCTGCACCAGTTTTGCCACATATGCAACAAACTCGGTTAGTTATACATTTGTAAAAGTAATATTCTTGATTTGCTGGTAAAATGTCATACCCATTGCGAAATGGAATATTATTTTCAAAAATGAAATTCAAGATGATGTTCGCTAAAATGGTTGCATCGTCCATTGTGTTCGTTGAGTCGTTTCTGAGGCTAATTTCATAGCCCTGTAACGCTTCAAATCTGAGATAGAACATTTCCTTTAACACTTCTGTTTCTTGCCCTGTGAAAGAGAATATGTCCTCTAGCATTGCAAAGATAAATCGACGTTGGGCAACACTAAATTTTCTCGGATCAATAAATCTTATTTCAACTTCTCTTGGCCCTGTATAATCAAAATACATGGTTTTTAATCGTTCAATATTTATTGCTTCGTTTATTACTGCTGTTATTGAGTTGTCTTTCAAACTCTTAATAACAGCAGAATAAACATTGTTTAGGTTCATTCAATCACTTCCACTTGAATCCCGTTATTAATAATAAAATTGTTTAGAGCAACTAACTTTTGATGTTCTGCTGTTAGTCTTAACGTAACTGTTTTCTCTTGTTGTTTTCTGCTGGTTTTTGGTACTTCTTCTGTGATGATTTCGCCTGTTTCAGTGTCAACTGTTTTATTGTTGATTGTTTCAGTTTTCAAGGCAGCAATAGCATCGTCGTGCTCTTTTTTTGCTTTTTCTCGTTCTTCTTGTTCTTTTTTTAAAGCAACGGCGGAATCGATTTCTTTTATCAGTTCTGGCGCAGTAGACCCTTTATCAATTAATGCGACCCAAGAAAACGAGTCAAGGCCAACTGCCTTAGCATAATTTTCAACAATGAGCTTATCGTTTTTTATACGTTCTTTTTCAGATGCAACTGCTACCATCGATGCCGCTATTTCCTCAATAGTTTTCTTATTTGGTTCACCTTTAACTGTGAAAGCTGTTTTATTAGTCCACGAACTAGGAATTTCAATTTCGTCAATGGATACATTGTAGTTTTCAGACATTTCAGCAATCACTTTTTGAAGCTTTTTGCTTCGTTTCTGCTTCTCTGCTTCTTCGTATGATTTGATGCTTTCGTTAATTTCTGAACTAACTTCACTTATTTTTTCAGTATATTTTTTTATTTTTTCCTCAAAATCTTTTAACGGCTTATCATATTGATTTTTAACTTCTTTACGTTGATCATCTAGCAACGTTACAACTTTATTTAAGTCTGCTCTTGCTTTTTTAGCTTCAGGAATGTTTTCATCTGTGAAAATCATTGTTGAATAGTGCTTAACTGCGCTCTCAATCATCTCAGCCAACTGTGCTTCATTTTGTATAGTGATTTTACTAGCTTTAAAATCAACATTAAACTGCAATTCTGTTGTTAATTCGTTTGTCATTAGCTTTGCCCCCATGTAATGTTTTCTTCTGGTTGTGGTTGGAATTGTTGTATCCATTGCTTCAGAACTCCAACAGCTTTATTGAACATGCTAGCTGGCATATTTTCATTGACATCTACATTCAATTCTTTACTTAGCTCATTCCGCACATAGTCAAGTTCAGAATTCGATAACTCAGAAAGTTGTCGGATATGATCGTTTAACGTAGCTAACTGTTTACCGCTAATCAAATCAACTTTTGAAGTATCGCTGTTCTTTTCAGCTGCTGTTTGGCCATCATCGTCTTTATCTGCAGCAATTCCAAAAGCAGCAGACAAAGAGTAACGTCTTGCATAAGTTGTTAAGCTTCCTAGCCCTTGCGGATTGGTGCCACTGTTTGGAAATTCAAAAGGTCCATGAATGATATATTGACCGCTAACATGAGTAATAATTGTTGTGACTTTTAACGCATTATTCTCATTGACGACATTTTGTTGAAAATCAATTCCGCTTTCGGATTCTTGTGCAGCTTTTCTAATTGCTTCTTCAATCGCTTTTAGAGTTGCATATTGGAAATTCATTGGACCTTTTTTCGTTGTATAGGCAACTTCTGCGTCAAATCTTGGTTGAATTAATTTGCTTTTTAGCTTATACATCCCATCAAACAATTCTTTTAAATTTTCGCTGTTCTCGTTCATTTATTCCCCTTCTTTCAGTAATGAAATAACTTTTTGAAGTCCTTCGATTAATTCAACTTGATTAAAATAAGCACTTTCATCTAAACTCTCGAATACTGTTCTAACTTCTTCATCTTCGCTATCTTGGTAAACAGCAACATGATTATTAATAGCATCCTTTTCAAAAATCAGTGATCCATAAGGTGAATGATTATCAATTAAGACAATTCTTTGCATTGAATCCACTTCCACTCTCATGCTATAATTCTCCTGTCAATTAATTTTGTTTGTGACTTTTTGCTTGCCGGCGGAAGTCACTTTTTTGTTTCTTGGATAAATAACGCTTCTGGAAATACTGCCTTATTTATCGCAGTGTCTGGATATTTTTCTTTCAGCTTTTGAAATACCAGAGCTTTCGTGTCCTCAACCACGTAAATTTTCAAACTATCTTTACCTACTGCTTGAAACATCTAAATCCCCCTTCTCTCTTTTTGTTGCGCTATATATATCTGATTTTTTTTGTTGCTGGTACCATAAATCAGCAAGTTTTTTGGTTTGCTGTAGTTTGTCTTTCCTAGTCATTTCTTAACCTCTCTATCTTCAAGTGCCAGATCATAAAACAGTGTCCAAATGATGAATAAGCCTATATACACATTTTGGATAATTGGATTAAAGTTTCCACCAACTAGCAAACCCAATCCGAAAACAATGAGCAATACTGCAATTCTTCTTAAGTTATAAATTTTTCTCATATTACTTACCTCCTATAACGTCTATTTATTTCGCTTATACTTGTTTTTTTCCCGCCAAACCAAAAATTCATCAAATTTCTGAATGTGGATAATTGGCATGCATGATGTAACGAGTCTATATCCATCTTTAAATTCTTTATGTTCCTTAAACTCTCTCAGAAGTTTTTGAAATGTTGGTTTGTGATGCTGATAGCCAAAATAAACAATTGCTTCATCTTTTGCCATCCAAGCTTGCTGTAAATCGATAGTCTTTGCTAGTGTGATTTGCATGTAGACATCTCCTTTCTATGCTGTCTTGTCATGTAAGAACTTGTTAACAAAATATATTTGCCCTTTACCAGTAATTTTCGGCGTTCGACTAATTCGAATACTTCCATCTGGATTGTTATGGGTTCGTTCCTTGATTTCCGCAATTCCCAAATCAAGTGACCGCTGGGTTGGCATATTGTAGCTTTCACCTTTTCGAGCAATTAGATACCCATTGTCTCGCAGCCATTGGAATAAACGATTCTGCCCAATGTCGATGCCGTTTTGCTTGATTAGCTTAGCTAGGTCACCGATTAAAATGGAAGTCTTACTTGCATCAACGGCATCCGCAAATAATGCTTTAGGTTTTAATGATTCATTTTCTAGTTGTAATACTTCTATTTTTTTCTGTTGAAATTCAAGAGCTCGTTTAGTCACCATTTCTGGGCTATTCCAAAACTTTTCTAGTTGAATAAAATATCTACGAGCTTGCTTTCCTCTTTCGGTACGTTGTAGCATTGAAATTTCCTTAGCCATGTCTAGTTTCACATAATGATTTACTTGTGGGCGACCACCAAAAGGTTTATCGGATTTTTCCGAGAAACTGATAAAATCAACGTTTTCATCAAACCCGTATTTAATCATTCGTTTAAACCAATCAGTATAATTATCTTTAACTCCCAGAAATTCATATAACTCTCTACCGTTAACTAACTGTTCACCATTTTCATTTGTTGTAACTTTAATTAGTTCGTTCATATGATTTCATCCCTTCTATTCTGGTTGTCTTTCGTTCCATTAATGGAACACTTTTCCTTTTTCATTTGTATACTTCCAAAACTACCTTTGTTCACAAACGTGAACTTTCTCTTTAAAAAAATATAAATGAATAAAATTTGTTTCCAAGTCTAGCAATTTGCAAGCTTTCGTAATTTCAGTGTCTTTCCAAGAGACTTTCCCGTTCATTTTCAATGATATTGTTCTCTCCGACAATCCCATTGCGATAGCAAAATTATATTGAGTTCCAAACTTTTCAACAATTCTTCCTGCTAATTTTGAGTAATCATAGCACATTTACAAACACCTCCTCCAAGTTCATGAACATGAACTTTATAACCATATAATACATTGTTCATTTCTTATTGTCAACGAAAAAGTTCATGATTCATGAATTTTTTCGTTGAAGATATATTCAATATCTTGTATACTTAAATCTATAAGGAGGTGTACCAATGGATAGAGTTAAAACATCTGCTCGTCTAAAGCAACTTATGAGTGAGCGCAATTTAAAACAAGTTGATATTCTGCGTTTGTCAGAACCATATCAAAAAGAATTAAATATAAAAATGAGTAAAAGTACTTTGTCACAATATGTAACTGGAAAGCAATCACCTGACCAAAATAGAATTTATCTTTTGTCAAAAACTTTAGATGTTAACGAAGCGTGGCTAATGGGGTTTGATGTCTCTAAAAAAAAGAATCCCTGACGAACAAAGATCTAGTGAAAAAAATGACTTCGACATAGTACCTATATTCAACCAGTTAGAACCCAAGCTCCAACAGCTTATATATAACGAAGCTAAGTCTCATTTAGAAAAACAAAACAAAGCTTCTAATAACGTGGTTAACATTAACAAGAAAAAATATGATACTTTAGCTGCGCATTCACCAGACCCTGATAAAGTATTTACTGATGAAGAGAAACTTAAAATTAATCAATTTCTAGATAAAGTGGATGCTGATTATGATAGGAAGCAAAAAGAATGTAAACATCTTTTTGATGATGAATCAGATGATAAAGAATAATTTTCAGGAGTATTTTATGAACGAATATGAACTGTTGGTGTCAGAGGTACAGAAAAAAGCACCAGTTATTGAAACAGATTTGTTTCAAAATACTGGATGCTATGGTTTGTACCGTGATGGTAGAATTTATATTGAAAAATCGTTGAGTCTAATAAAAAAAAGGAATGTGCTAGCTGAGGAACTTGGCCACCACGATACATCGTTTGGTGACATATTAAACCAAGATTGTTTAGAAAATCGTAAACAAGAACTAAAAGCTAGACAATATGCTTTAGAACAATTAGTCACTTTGGATGATCTAATTAAGTGTTCAGAATCAGGATTCAGTAATCATTACACGTGTGCTGAATTTTTAGGGGTAGACGTTGAAACGCTCAAAAATGTACTCGCCTATTATCGACAAAAATTTGGTGATACCCATTTTTATAAAGGAAGAATTTTCGAGTTTAATGATTTATCAGTCATGATTTTAAATACAAATTTACAATAAAAAAGCCCCGTGCTACAACACGGAACTCTTTCCTCATCATGAGAATTATTCAATAAATACATTATATCAGAAATGGGGAGTTTTAAAAATGAAAAAATTTATTTTGGGGAGTTTAGCTATCGGAGCATTAACTTTTTTATCAGCGTGTAATAATTCTTCTGAAAATGCAAAACTAAATAATACTATATCTAGCTTAAAAACAGAGAATTCTAAATTAAAAGAGTCTTTAAATAAGGAAAATACAACTTCTGAAACAAGTAGCTCTTCAAAAGTTATTTCTTCCGAAAAAGGAAACTCAGAAATGACACCATCAATAAAAATCAATGATATGAACTTACAAAATGATAAATTAAAATTATCAATTACTGGAGTTGATTTTTTAGGAAATCTATCTAGTTCAAGAAAATCAGAAGGCCTAGTGGTTCTTTACTTCACTATGGAAAATAAAGGAACAGATAAAATCGATCCCCTTCTAACTGTTAGTGATTACTTAGAAATTACTGAAGAGGATAACGTATCAGATGATGAACTATCTCCTAGTTTTGATTTATTCAATTACAAAGAATTTGAACAATTAGATAAGCAATCTAGATTAAATATAAAAACTGGATCTAAAATAGACGGGGCAGTAGATTATCCAATCAGTGATGTTTCAAAGACTATAAATATCAAACTAATTAAAGATAGATTTGAATCTGCAAAAGATGACAATTTAGTTGGTTCTAAATCAATAAGTCCTGCAGAAATAGAAAAAAAGTATAAATAAAAAATTCTAATATTCTTCCAAAATAAAAGTGTATAGAAAGGATACAAACATGAAAGTAGGAATGCGTAAACCAAGTATAAAAAAATCAATAAGTGCTCGTACTACTGGAAAAGCTAAACGTAAGTTTAAAAAAGCAGTAATTCCTGGTTATGGGCAAAAAGGAACTGGTTTCATTAAGAACCCCAAGAAAGCTATGTATAATAAAGTATATAATAAAACAACTTTTAGCTTTTGGGATTTGTTCAAATAATCACCCTAAATTTTACAGTTTTAATTTAGTTTATAAAAATAATTGAATGGAGTCTTAAAAATGAAAAAAATAACTATCAGTATTTTACTACTATCTTCATTGACTTTAGGTGCTTGCGATTCTTCTAGTACTGCACCTGAAAAAAACAAAAAAGAAACTAGCACAACAAAAATAACTGAAAAAACATCTGCTTCAAAAACCAGTACCAGTACTGAATCAACTAGCGATAATAAAAAGACAGTTTATAATTTAGGTGAATGGTGGGAAGTTCCCAATCAATGGAAACTCAAAATTGACAGCGTGACTCCTACAGATGAAAGAAACCCCTATTCAGATAAATCACCACAGCAAGTAGTTATAATTTCTTATACTTATGAAAATCTAGGATATGAAGATGACATTCAAGATTTATTTATTACGCCAGAAAATGTGGTAGATAGTGCCGGAATAATGGGTGAAACTTATCCCGTCTCTACCACAGGAGCAAAGCCAACACCTGTTGGAGCAACAATGAGTGGGGCTCAGGCCGCATATGGCGTTCAAAATCCTGGTGGAAACATCAAAATATTATTCAAAAAATATGATTCAAATCGTACTGGTCAAGCTGCTACATTTGAAATACCTGTACAATAAAAGAAATAGCCTTAGGGCTTTTCTTTTTCAAAAATTAAGAACATACATTCGAAAGGAGTTTTAAAATTGTGGATTGAGGAACTTCCTAATGGAAAATATAAATACTTTGAGCGATATAAAGATCCGTACACAGAAAAATATCGACGTGTTTCAGTTACACTTAATTCGAAGTCTAACCAAGCGAAAAAACAAGCGATGATGGAATTACAGGATAAGATTAATAATCGAATGGAGAAAAAAGATCAAAAAAAAGTATCGTTAGAGAATCTCTTAAATAGCTGGTGGCAACAACATCAATTATCTATTAGGAAAACATCAGTTAAAGCTTACGGAAAAATTTTAAAATATATATTTTCCAATATGAATGTTGATGTACTCATAAGAAACACAGATACAAAATTTTTCCAAGACTTTATTAATGATTTACCGCATTCGTGGGAATATAAGAAAAAATTCAAAAGTGTGCTTAACATGTCCTTCACTTATGCACAAGACATGGGAATGATTGATGAAAATCCTATCAATAGAGTGAAAGTTGTTAAACCCCCACTAACAAAAGAAAATTTTGAAAATATAGAAAGTAAATACCTCGAAGAGAGAGAGGTTTATCAATTATTAAACTATTATTATTCTACATTTCAAAGTGTCCATCATGGTCGTTTAGCAGAGTTTATGTATTTAACTGGATTAAGAGCTGGTGAAGCAATTAGTCTTACTATAAATGATTATGTAAAAAATGAACATGCTATTTTAGTTAATGGGACTTTGGATTATTCTAACGGTTATAAAAACGCTACAAAAGAATTACCTAAAACTCTAGCATCATTCAGGAAAGTAGAATTATCAAATAGAGCTGTAAAAATAATCGAAGAGTTAATTTTAGAAAGAGAAATAAAATTCAAAGAGCAAACAAATTATCTATTTGTTGGCAAAACGGGCAAACCAATTCAAGTTAATTCATTCAATGCCTCTCTAAAGAAAGCTAATGAAAGTCTAGGTAAAAATAAAATAAACAAAACTATATCAAGTCATATTTTTAGACATTCTCATATTTCACTACTTGCAGAATTAAATGTACCAGTAAAAGCAATAATGGAACGTGTAGGCCACGTTGACACGGAAACAACTTTAAAAATTTATACTCATGTTACAAAAAAAGCTAAAACAAATCTGGTAGAAGCTCTAAATAAATATGGCAAGTAATTGCCCCTTTCGTGCCCCTTTTTTAATTCAAAACAAATAAAAAAAGGCTTAAAGCCTTTGATATCAACTATAATTCAGACACATGGCGGCACTTGCTTAGTCTTTCAAGCGTATTTTACGACTATTTATAACCTTGTAAAAACACTAGTAAATCAATAATATTATAATTTAACACCATATAATTTTTTACAACCTTTTACAACTTTTGCCCCTTTTTTGCCCCTTCCTCCCAAAATATTACAGTTGTGTAAAACGATAGACAACACGAACGTACATTCGGTATAATTGTATTATTAGGAGGGCGATATAATGAAAACCAATTATGTAGGAGTAGTTGAAAAGATTAGAATGTTAAGTATGTATCCAAAAATGCTAGTTAGATTCTCATTAGTAACACAGGACGAAACTATAAACTGTATCGTCTCCAAATGCGAGCTAGCAAATATGTTACTAATGCTACCCGAAAAATCTGAACTAGCTGTCTATGGTCATTTGAATAAAAGAAATCAACTTGTCATTGAGAAAATGCTTGTAAGAAATTCTTTGATTAGTGCATAAAAACAAGCCTCACTCTATCTAGGAGTGAGGCTTTCTTTACGAAAGCACATTACTAATGAATTGTTTTATATTGGGAATCTATATCTTACTATATATTATTTAACTTTTGGATAACTATCGTCAAAAGAGGATTCGAACCATTCCATCGGGAAACCTATAGATAAAAGAATATCGTTAATATTACTATCACTACTCGATTGTTTAAACTTCTTATTCAAATCTCTTGTCCGATTTTTCAAAGCATTTGTAAAGTTTTTAAACTGCTCTCTTGTTAAAAATAAACGTAACGTTAAATACACATAAAAAACGCTATCTGTACTAGTTTTTTCATAATCCGAAAGTAAAACAGTATTTTTTGTAGCATGTCTTCTTAAACGGAACTGTAGCAATCGATTGTCATGAGCAACAATATTACGAATATCATTAATATTAATTAGAAAACTATCAATTTGTGAAGGTACAATATTTGGACTAAGACCGTATTCATATTTAAAATGTTGATTTACGTGATCTGCAATTTCAATTTTGTCTTTATCTAACATTAAAGAATAAAAAGTACGCAACGTACCAAAATCTAAAAAATTAACTAGTACCCAAATAGGAACCTCATTATATTTATCAGAATAATGTTTAATCGCATTATTTTTATACTTCTTGTTGTTTGTTATAATTTTAGATATTTTTGCTAGCAAGGGGCCTATTTCTAAATATTTGTCTCCAAAATTATTTGAATTTAAGTAGGGATATGGGTCGGTATGATTTTTTGCAAAAGTGTAAGCTATACATGAGCGTAAAAAAGCTTCAGCTTTCTCAATTTTTCTGAAGAAAATACTTTTTATGTTTTTATCATACATATATATTGCATATAACTCATTAAATGTTGCATTATCTATATATTTATTTGTATTGCTTTGTATCAGCTTAGAATAACCGTTTACAACATCATAATAATTAGATCTCATTAATAATTTTTTGCTTTGCTCTTCATCTATAAAGCATAAGCCTCTACTTTTTAATATATTTATTTGTTCGTCTAAGGTTTTAAATTCAATTCCCATCTATTCCCTCCTAAAGAAAATAAAAAAGTGTCTGGAATAAATCCCAGACACTTTCCGGTGTACTGGCTGGCCCAATACATCTCTCTTCACTAATAGCCTAATATATAGAAGACGACTTGTCAAGATTTTTTTATCTTATTTTTCGTTATGGACCATACAGGACTCGAACCTGTGACCGAACGGTTATGAGCCGTTTGCTCTAACCAGCTGAGCTAATGGTCCTGAAAGCAAAAATGTTCTTATTTATCAAATCAAAAAATATACCTAGAAAATATATTTACAAATGATATAATTAAACTATTAAAAGAGGGGGAGATTATAATGGATGAAAAAGACTATTTAAGAGACCGAGTAGATCAGCAAATAGAATGGTATGATACAAAAAGTAAAAAAGCTAAAAGAAGAAATACTATTTGCAAAACAATTGTTATTCTTGTTGCTGCGTTAATACCTTTTGTTGCTAACTTCACTTCGCAGAACCTAATTTTTAAAATAGCAATTAGTTGTTTAGGTGTGGTTATTACTATTACAGAAGGCATATCTAACTTTAATAAGTTTAGTGAACTATGGATTGAATATCGTACTGTATGTGAAACCCTTAGACATGAGAAATACATGTACTTGTGCCAATCTGGTGTATATGCCGATGGTAATTTCAGTTATTTTGTTGAAAGAATTGAAAGTATTATATCACAAGAAAATCTTAATTGGGCTAGCTTGAATAAAAATGAAGAACATAATAAAAAATAATGGAGGAGTGACTTAAATGGGGCATAAATGCTTTATTTCTTTTAAAACAGAAGATGCTGAATTTAAAAGGATAATCCAAGAAGATTTAAATATTGATATGGTTGATAAATCTCTAAATATTCCGATAAATTCTGATGACGAAGATTATATCATGAGGAAAATAAGAGAAGATTATCTTTCTGACTCAACAGTGACAATTCATTTGATTGGATCTCATAGTTCAGAAAATGATCCTTTTGAAATTCAAAATTATATCAAACGAGAATTACAAGCGTCTCTTTATACTAGTAAAGATAATCCAAAAAATGGAATTCTCGGTGTAGTTCTGCCATCTATGCAAGACAAAATCTATCAAGGTAAACATACTTGTTCATGCGGAAAAGGTCATGAAATAAACACTGTAGTTATTGATGATTCAACAGTTGTTAAAGAGTTTAGTTACAACTACTATATACCTAAAACTTCAGGATGTGGTTGGTCTGAAGATGAACGATACTGTGTTCTTGTTTCTTGGGAAAATTTCAAAAATAATCCTGAAAAATATATTGATAAAGCATATGACAAACGTTCTGAAAAGATAGCAAGTAAAACCAAAGTTAGACCTAAATAACTAAATACGTTCATATGTTTTTTCAAAAATAGATTTCTTTACAGGCCATTGTTCACCATCGATGCCAGTAACTATATAATCACCTGGTTGAGCAGTAAGTATCCCTTCTATTGTTTTGATTTCTATTTTTTTACTAGTTTGATACGCATTAACTGTAACAGGTTTCTTTCGAGCTTTAAATTGTTTCATAATATGCACCTCTCTTTTAAAAATTATACTATAAATTTTTATCAACTTCTATGCTGTTACTAACTTTAAAATTAATATTTTTGCTTAACTTTATATAAAAAGATGCCGCCTCATTGGGGAGAGACGGCAAGAGGTAGTAATAAAATGAAAAATAAAATTGTTTGGTGAATATATTTTACCGCTTTCTTTTTTGAATTTCAAGTTTTCATTTTACAAAACTCTTGTAATTTATTTATAATTCAAATATACAATTATATAAAAAACACCTACTAAACATACACAACTTGGGGAAGTATTGTGCGTCTTCAGTAGGTGTTTTCTTTATATATGAAATAGCTTTAAACCTAAGCAACATATACATAAATTAAAATGCTCCTACCTAAGGACTTGGCATAAGATAGGAGCATCTCTTTTCTAAATCGAAAAGAGTCATAATATGAAAAGGTAACTCTATTTTAAATGAGGTACCTCTAAATTTCAACCAATTTTGCAAAAAATTAATAGCTCAATGTTTGACCAGGATAAATCAAGTTAGGGTTTGCTAGTCCGTTTAATGCAGCTAAAGTTTGATAAGTTGTACCAAGCTTAGCGGCAATACTTGATAAATTATCACCGTATTGAATCGTGTAAACGTTGCTTACTGCTGATCCATTGACTTTCAAAACTTGACTAGGATAAATAAGATTTGGATTAGCCAATCCATTTAATGCCGCCAACGTTTGATAGTCTGTTCCATATTGATAAGCAATGCTGGATAACGTTTCACCGTATTGTACCACATGGGTTGCTTCTGGTTGCTTATCAGAGACAACTGTTGCATCTGGCAATAATTCAATATCGCCTTTACTAATCCATGACAAGATGCCTTCTAGCAATACTCTGCTTCCAGTTACTTCTTGTACTTTATAGCTGCTTCCTTTTACCCATTGCGGAATAGCTTCACCAGTTGCCCATGCATCTACATTAAATTTCACTTTGACGGTATCACCGACTTTAACTGCAGAAGTAGGTGTTTTATCTACTTCTTTACCTTCCTCAATAGCTGGTGTGTCCGTTTCTGGTTTGTCAGTAGCCGTATATCCGTTATCCGTAATACCTGTTAAGTCTACGTTACCATCTAACCCACCAGCAATATAAGTAGATGTAAATTGCCAAATTGCGATACCATCCATACTAGGGAAATAGCTATATAATGGACTTGGTGTTACATCATAGCTAGGATATGCAGCAATCCATAAAGAGTTAGGAAATTCTTTAATAATTCGTTGATAGTCCACGTATTGCAACGTAAAAGGCTTGTAACTATAATACATTGGTGTATATCCTGCTTGTTTGATATGGCGCATACCATACAAAATCGTTTCTGTATTTGCGTTTACATCAGGACTAGCTCCATGTTCAAAATCTAATGCAACAATGGAATTTTTAGGCGTTTGAATACGTGGCAAGAAGTAATCCATTGTTGTTTTTGCAATATCCATGTTTCCCCAAGTATCGTACCAAATATAAGTATGTGCACGTTTACCTTGTGCAATAACACTTGCTACTTGCGTTTTATAGGTGTATTGTTCATAAATACCGCTAGCATTGTAGCCACCAATCTGGGCAATAGCGAATTTATCATGTGCATAACCAAAGCGGCCTTGTTCCCCCTGATAAATAGCCCAGTCAACGCCTTGGTCACCTTTTGCAGCAAACACATTTAAAGGCATAAAAAATAGAGCGATCAACGCTCCGACTAAAATTTTCTTTTTCATTCGTTTACTCCTTGTCTTTTAAATTATATGCTGACACACCTGTTACTACTCCTAAAAAAGTTGCAATGGCATTGATAGTTAAAACAGCCATATCTGTTTGTTGCCAACCGTAAGCTTTGCCTAAAGTTGCTACTAAAACAGAACTAGCAGGAAGCACGGTTAGCACTCCCCATTTGATGATTTTATAATACTTATCTGGTAGTATCATTTTTTTGCTCCTTTCAATTCTATTATGTCATGTTCCGCTTCTTGCATTCGACCTTCTAATTTAAAGGTTCTTTCAATTACCCCATTATGTTTTTCTACTTTCTTTTCTAGCTGTTCAATTCTGTAAGCTGTCAAATTGGCACTAGCTACAACTCCAATAAATGCACCAAATGTACTGCCTACTAATCCTATTACAGCAACAACTATTTCATTTGACAAAATCATTCCTCCAATAATAAAAACCGCCTAGCTTTGGCTAAACGGTCTCTTATAAAAATTTAAATTAAATTTTGATTTTACTTTAATTGATTTGGACTTATACTGCATATACAGTTGATCCTGCTGCCCAACTTGATCGACCGCTCCAGTTTAGCCCCACAGACAAAGTTCCTGCAACAACTCCAGTAGGTGCTGTTCTACCTCTAATATCAAACGTTCCTAACGCCACGCCGCTAGAAGTACGTATTCCGCATTGTGAATATTGGCTTTTCAAAGGAATAGCCCAGTCAGGCAGGTTTGCTATAACAGTGTTTTGAGTATTACCACCCTTTTCAACATTAAAGTTAATATGGATTCCGCCCCCTACTAATTCTTCAACATAACTAGCATCAGTAATACCTTGATTATCAACAAATCCGTTTTGATAACTCAACTTAGCATATTTTTGATTTCCAGATAATGAATTGGTTGTGATATAGTCTATACCTAATTTAGTCATATCTGCAAACTTGTTTTCTGGAACTGTCCAAGTACCTATCTTCATGCCTAAAGAATGAAGATTTTTAACATTTGTAGAATTGACACTAGCATTATTAAAAATGCAACTACATACTGCTGGAATTGATAGGTTTTTTAATTCATTTATTACATTCGTATTTATCTCATTAACAAAATAATGAAGCTCCATATTAGGGTACATGGATCTAATTACATTTAAAACCGCATATGAGAAAGAACCTATTACGCAATTAAATTCATCAAATCCATATAGATTCAATGTATCTTTCAATAACGCATAATTAGCAGTACTATACTCGTTGTTTTTTATTTCTATAATAGGTACCTTATTAATTTGTTTGCAAATTGATAAGTAGTCATCAAGTGTCGGTGGTATTCTCTCTTCATCTGATAACTTAGAAACATTAGCACCAGCATCAATTCTTAAATTTCTAAATTGCGATAATGTCATTGATGAAACTTTACCAGTGCCATTTGTTGTGCGGTCCACTGTTTCATCATGCATGACAACCCACTGACCATCGCTTGTGACCTGAATATCCGTTTCGATACCCCAATGACGTCGAACCGTTTTAAATGCTGGAATGGAGTTTTCTGGATATTCTGTATTGTTTCCTCGATGGGCAATCCAATTCAACCCTTCCTTCCATCTTTGACGATGTGTTTTGGTCTCATTTAAATAGTATTTTTTCGTTGTGAAAGGTGTCATGAATTCAGTATTTGATTCGCCTTTTTCTGCGGATGATTGTGTTGCCGTGTTATAATTGTCAACATTTCCCAAACCTACTTGCGCAGACGTCACTTTATGAGGATTACTATTATCTTCAATATGTTCATTTAATCTTTTTTCTTTAATAAATCCACTTTTTTCTAAAACAGATTGAGCATCAATACTAATTTCAAATTGTATGGATACATAATCTACATCAAGTGTTGAAGTAGTAACTCCATTACTCGGATCCGTGTAATTAATGATATAAATAATTCCATCACTTGTTATGAAATTATTATCAGTAACTTGAATTGATAAATCTTTATATTCGTCAACAGGTTCTTGGATTTGAGTGGACCAAGAATCTGTTGACTCAATATAAGTAGAAACTTTTATTGTTTTATTATTGGGGGAAGAAGCCTTTACTCGCTCACTAATAGTAAAAGAAACAAAATTATTTTTTAATAATTTAACAGATTCATCTAAATTCAAATCTTTAAACAATTGAGGAACTAAGCGCTTAGCAGCCTCTAATGCATTGAATTCCCCTAGCTGTTGAGGAATAATACCATTTTGTGTTGAACCGCTACTAACTCCTGAATCGTTTCTACTAACTAATTTATTGTAGTCAGTTTGAGACACTTCATTCCATGTATCTTTTGGTTTTTTTAATGATTTTGCTGTCACATCTGTGAAATATTTATTTGCATTTGTCGCTGTATTTCCAGCAGTTTTACCGTTAAAATCCATAGGAACTTTCACATTAGTTATACCAGAAAGTAGTGAAACGCCTTCTGTTTTAGTCATTCGATCATTAAAATCAGATTGTAAGCGTGCTGCTAACGTTGTTCGTGTGACTCCTTGAGTGTCTGTTCTCGCTTGCACAATTTCTGGATTGCTATCACCTGCTTCACCGACTAACTTATCAAAATCGTTTCTTAATGCATCAAATTCTTGTTTATTATTATTTGCAGTGGAAACAGCTTGGTTTGACGTATTAATGGCTGTTTGTGAATTTGCCATTGCTTGATTCGCCGTTTCATTCGCTTGATTCCCTGCTTCTTCTGCAATTCTAATAGCTTCTTTACCTGCAGTATCAGCTATTTTCTTCGCATCATTAATACCATTTTTTAATTCTTCTTGATAAGCATCTACTTTTTCAGTTGAAGCGTTAGATTGATCTAAAATCGCATTAATTTTAATTCGACCTTGATTCAGCGTATCTGTTTCTTTGATTTGTTCAATAGCCATATCCATCACTCCTATTCTGCATTAATGTATTCAATCGTGGCTTTTTGTAAAATACGATTTCCTATCTTGATGAATGGTGAACTATTATCAATCAGTTCTGTAAAATAATCATCTAATGTTTTTCCTGATTCATCATTAACTATAAATTCTTCTTGTTTGCTAATTAATTTTACTGTTAATCTCATTTAAAATTGTCCTCCTAATTGCGATTGTATAAAGACACGACAAATAACCTGTGCTTCGATTCGTGCAAGTTTGTTAGGTATTATTTTAATTGTATGATTACCTCTAGAGATCTTGCCTCCACTAGTTTTCCTAAGGTAATTAACAATGTTTAGTCTTTGTTGGCTAGTATCATGAACTGGAATGGTGGTACCATCTACAACTATATCAACACTAGTTGCGCTACTTGGCGCCTCATAAATCCCCCATTCTAATGGATGGCTATGATCAGGTAAAGTAATTTGGTGTGTATGTGCCGGTATTCTAACTTGGTGGCTATGGCTAGGAACCGATATGCTGTGAGTATGGTTTGGTATAGAAATATTAAAATTGTGACTATGGTTAGGTGTATTCACTGTGTGGGAATGTGCCGGTGTAGTCACATTATGAGTATGATTACCTGAGCTCGTCTTTGTGTACCAATCTGTTGATGCAGTCGACATTAGTCTAAATCTCATACCTGACCCCGCATCCATTTCTCGATAAAATGCACTTGATTCAGTGCTACCATTATTAGATGCAACTAGGTGATTATGATCTCCACCTGCTGAACTTGTTTGTGAGCTTTGACCATTTACAGAACTAGATTGAATACTACCTCCACCACCACCTGTGGTGGATCCACTAGAATAACCTCCTCCAGCTGAACTTGAAACGACACTTCCGCCACCAGCTGAACTCGTTTGTGTTGAAGCTCCACCAGCTGACGTACTTTTTACTGTAGCTCCCCCGCCTTTTACGGCTTTTGTATAACCACGATAACGCTTAGTTTTAAAAGTCAGTTCTACAGTGTTTACATGAAATACATCATCATCTAAAAAGAATTCAATTTCTGCTGGGTAGGCCTTTTCACAATTATCTTGATAACTATAGTTCAAAATATTCGTTGCGCCTTGCGAATACGTCTCATTTATTTCCTGTTTACGTTTCAAATCAGACATTGTTGTAGTAAAATCGTCAGATAAATTACCAAGCTCTAGCTGAATATCTTGTGGTGCGCCGAATACATCCTGTTTTGTCTCTTTTTTAATACGCAAATTTATACTTCCAAAGTCATCTGTATTGATCATAATTACAGTTCCTTGTCTTAACTTATCAATGCTTAAAGGTTCATCTGTTAATTTCAATAAATCAGCCGCAGTCACATCCCAAGAAATTTTAGGTTGTGCCCATTTTTTTAACATGTTGATTGCATTGTCTTTTAAAGCTTGTGGAACTGTGAATCGTTGGTCTACCCAAACATATTCAACTAAACCATGTTCTTTTATAGACTTTGCATCTTCTACATAAGGAATATTTTTATTTACCGATTTAATATTTATCTGATTGACGCCTTCACCAGCACCTAAAGGATAAACTCGATTAACTAAATTGTTAGGATCTCTTTCAATCTCAAAGCCTTGCATGTTATATCCTTCTTGAATACGAGCAACAGGTTCTTTTGGTGGCTTCACTAAAGATAATTCGAATGGATAAACTTTGGTATTCCATTGCCACATATAGTCTTCATCAAATGCTTGAGGAATACTAAACAAGGCATCAGCGAGACCATTTTCATTTTCCCATGCATAACTAAAATACCGAGTGAATTCACATTTTTTTAAAACCCAGTGTTTTGTCCTTTGTTTATTCAAAAGATAGTTAATAACATCAACCGTTTTTCGATTCACTAGTTCATGATAACCAAAAAGAACTGTGTCTAGCAAAGTACACAGGGCTTCATTTGCCGTATATGTGATTGAATTGTTACTAGCATCTTTGCGAACCGTTGAAGGCATAACACGGTATAACCCTATATATTCATTTTCATTATCTGTTAGTTCAACCCATAACATTTCTTGCAAAAATTCATTTTTAGGATCATCCAACGGCATTGAAAATTCTAGATTACCTATTTGGTTTTCAATTTTTTCATATCCAACATTATAAGCGTTATCTAAAACTGCCGTGTATTCTCTTTTTAAATCCATTGCCATCAACATATTTTAGCAACACCTCCTATAAGAAACGATTTGGATATCGAATAGTTAGATTAAAAGTACTATCTTTCGCTTGGATGTATAGTGGCTCATTTGGATAAATATAAAAATCGTTCATAGGACGAATCATTGGCTTCCCATTTTTCGTAATATTAAACTGTTCTGTATCAATCACTATTTCTGATTTATCAAAATCACCAATATCAATAGTATCACTTCTAGTTTTTATCCACACGCCTCTACCAGTGCCTTTTATAGTAATAATTGGTTTTACTTTTAACCCTTCAACAGTTGGATATATTTCAATTGGTTTCACTTCTTGACCGTTATCCCCCATTAAATAGGAACGATTTTGAAAAGTAATCATAGTAGATCCCCAGTATGCTCCGCCTTCAATCGTATTGGTAAGTCAACAGCCCCTGATCCAGTATTACCCATAAGATAGTTAGCCTGAAACGTTATTTCTGTAGAACCCCACATAACACTAGTAGCATCGCTTCGAGTATATTTATATGGATTATTCAACAAGATTGTAAATGTACCAACGACACGATTCAATCCTTCAGGAACTGCATCAATGTCTGACTTGCTACCTGACCAAAGCATTTCTGGTTCATCATTAAACCAAATCTGTACATCTTTTTCTGTGAACAAAGCAACATTTAGTCTATTAAAAGAATCCCTAAAAGCTTCGTTAGAGTTAGCCTCAACTTTGAATTTAACCGTTAATTCTCGTTCTGGAATCCGCGCATAAACATGTCGCATTCCATCACGAATTCCCAACTGGTAGCTTTGTATTTCAGTGGGAGCTAACTCTCTTCCAACAACAGATAATGTTCTATAACCTGGAACTAAATCTTCTAAAAAGGAACCATTAAAATTCATGGCTTCCGAAGGCAAAGAGGCTTTTGTTTGTTGTTCATTTACATCAATAAAGTTGTATAACATTTAGCGCCTCCTTCCTAAAGAAACATTCTTTTTATCTTGTTGATTCTGTAATTCTTTACTCATTGGTTTAGCAATAACCCTTGCAACCTCTGAACTATCGAAAATAACAGGTACCTCTACAGTGAATTTTGAAGATACATCTCCAGCAAATGCTAAGCTTTGTGATCCTCCACTAAATGACAGATTTGAATTTAAATTATCCAGCGCTGGCATGGCTACCTTTTTACTTAGTCGTTGCATAGATTTTTCTACAAAGTTTGAATATTTATCAATACCAACCGCTACTCCCGCTGGAATCATTTTACCTACTTCATCACGCATTACACGTGATGGAGAATGAATATCCATAGCGCTTTTCATTGTACTTACAATTTGATCTGCCACACCTCTTGCTGCAGCTAAAGCACTATTAGCATTGGCATTAATGCCATTAGTCAATCCATCAATTGCATTCGCACCAATAGAATTCATTTCTGATGGTAAATTGTCCATTGCAGAAATTATTTTATCAACAATAGACTCAACAGCTCTTACTGGATTCATTGCGTTTTGTTCGATACCGTTTGATAACCCAGAATCAACATCTTCGCCAATTGAGTGAAATACACGAGAAGGAGAGTGAGAATCTAAACCTTTTCTGGCACCAGAAACAACATCATCAATCATTTGATTAGATGTTTTTACAGGTAATTGTTTGTTAGCCTCTACCCCTTTTTCTAAACCTTGTGGAATAGATTTACCAATACCTGAAAAATCTGCCTTCTGTACTTCACCTTTCATATCTTCCCCGACTTTAGGAACAATTCCTTTTGTCATTTCCTCAACAGCTCTACGGCCATTTTCAATACCTGCTTTAAAATCATCAGTTACACTTAGACCAACGCTGTTAAAGTCTGTATTCTTAATTTGCGTCATCAAAGTTTCTTTTTGAGTTGGTATAAGAGCTTGAATTTCCTCGTTCAAACCATTTTTGCCTAATTGATAACCTTCTTTCATTGCATTCATGGAAGTTTCACCGGTATTACGATAAACATCATTCAAGCGTTGTAATTGTTCATCTGAAGAATTAACTAATTCTGCCGCTTGAGCAGCACCTTCAGGTCCCATTTTCCTTAGTTGCTCTAAAAGCCCTTCATCTACTCCTCGCTGTGCTAACGCAGCAATGTTAGTGCTCCATTGGTTAACAGCTTCTTGATTTTTTTGTAAATTTTCAGCCATTTGATCAACTGAAATAGCTTGTTTTTGCTGGATAACATCAAAGGCACTCCCTACTTTTTCTTCAAGTGATGAATATTCTGAACGCATTGCATCCATTGTTTCTTTCGTCTTACCACTTAAAGCATTGTATGAAACTGTTTGATTTAACACACCATTTTCCACAGCTTGGCTTGCACGCTGCATTGATTGTTCATGGGCATTAGCTGTATTTATAATTTCATTTGTCAATTCTTGTTGAACGCCCTTTAACACTTGCTCTTGCTCGCCCAACTTTTCAATATTTTCACGAGCTTCTTTTGTATTCCCACCAGATTCTTTTAATGTCTGATTCCATTTTTCTCTAGCAGCATTAATTTCCATCAGCTTCGCTTCATTATCATTTCGTTCTTTTAACATTTGATTAATGTTTTCTTGAGCTTGAGAAGCTTCATCTAAAGCATTATAAGCATCAACTTGTTGTTGAATTGTTCCAGGCATTTCAGATAAAATATTTTTTTGATCGTCATAAACTAAGTTTAAACCTGTCATTTTACCGTTCAATTCCTCAACAATTTCCACCATACGTTTTTTCTCGCTATTGCTTAATTTTTCTTTAGCAGAGAGCATTTCCATTTCAGAAATCATAGATTGGAATTTTTCTTTAGTATTATCCAATTCAATAGCTTCATCTTTTCGTGATTGGGTATGTTCTTGATTCTTTTTAATCAAGTCATCTGTAGTTTTCATAAGGCTTTCTTGTTCTTTTTTAACTGCCTTAGTTGATTCAGTTTCCTTATTTAACCATTTCCACAAGTTTACCCCTACAGCTACTAGTCCACCTATTGCAGCTGTTACCCAACCAATAGGGCCCATCAACAATTTCATAGCGGTACTAAAAACAGTTGTAGCTACTGTAGCTAAACTAATTGTTCCCGTCAAAACACCAACGATTGTATTTTGCGCCACTAAAAGACCAGTTTTTATTGCTATTGCTGCAGAATTGGCTTTATCGGCTGCTAAGTTTAACATCCATGCTCTTCCGAGTGCTGTGGTAGACAACGTAGCCAGTTTTGATATTCCATTGTATAGACTTATTGCGGTTGTATAAGCTTTGATTGCCAACTCAGATTGTTTTATATAGCCTGTCACTTGCTGAATTACTTTCAATGCTGTAAAAGTAGCAGCAAAACTGACAATTGTTGGTAGTAATGGTGTTAAAGCTGTACCTATCGAAGTAATAGCTTTTCCAAATACTTTCATCAATGGGATAGTTGATTGAATCGCTGCATCAATTGCTTTAAAAGTTATATTCACTACATTTTTTAAAGAGTCTAAATTTTCGGCAATATTTTTTCCTGTCACTGCTTTTGATAATTTATCAAATGATTTAATAACTGTAGTTACACCTTTAACGGTGGCTGTTTTAATATTTGCCCATGATGTTTTGATACCTTTTGAGTTTTTCTTCGCTAAGTCCGCAAAACCGCCTACACCTTTGTCTAGCTCAATTAAACGATTATTGAACTCGTTAAATGTAATATCTCCTTCTTTTAAAGCATCATATAATTGATTAACTGAGTTTACACCTTGTTCTTTGAATGACTTAGCAACTTTATCCATCGCAATCGGCATTGTTTCTTGTAAGGTTCGCCAAGATTGCATATCAACTTCACCTTTACCGAGCATTTGAATATATTGTTGCATACCACGAGTTGCATCAGCAGTTGAAGCTCCAGAAGCAAGAAAGGCATCATTTAATGCAATAGCTGTGTCAGTCCCTTTACTCAAGCTACCAGTTGAAATTGCTAATTGTTGTGTATTTGATACAATTTCATCTAAAGATGTAGGAAGTCCATCAATCCCATCACTTAACTTAGTCATTGATCTATCAACATCTTCAGTAGAATAACCTAAAGCCTTCATAACTACAGGATACTTATTCAATGTATCAAAACGGTTAATCGCTCCTTCAACAGAGTCCTTAACCATATTTACAGCCGTAGATACTAATTTTACAGCACCAACGCCTGCTCCAATACTAAGAATTGATTTACCTAATTGATTCCCTTTAGTGGTGCTTTTATCCAGTCCATCACCTAGTTCGCCAGATTGCTTATTTACACCAGCCATAGAACGTTCAGCGCTACTCATTGTGCTGCTAAACGTTCTATCAGTAGCAGTAAGTATTGCTTCAACTGAATATGATTCCATCATTTTCCTCCTTTCCTACTTATTTGCTTTTCTTAATAAATCAATTGCTTCTATATCAACTTTTTCATCAATTAATGATTTACCCAAAATGAGCTTCTCTCGTTCTTCATAATTGAAAAACTGATTAAACTTTTTATAGTAAGGTTCTTGTTTTTTACCTTTAGTCGCCTTAATTTGGTTATTTAGCCAAGCTTGGAGATAGAGATCTCTTTCATGGTCAAGCCTTTTTAGCTGAAACGCTAATAGCCTAACTTCGTATTCATATAAAGTCATTCGTTCAATTTCGGATAAATCAGTAATTTTTAGGTAACGAAAACAATTAATAAGAATATTTTCATAAGCTTCAGCTGAGCTTAGTTCCTCTCTTACTTGTTCTCCATCAGAGCTTTCTTGAAATTTCTGACCGTTAACTTTCCCGCATTGCTTTCTTCTAAGTTTTTCAACGTTTCATCAAATAATGCCTCAATATCATCAACAGTTTCAACGAATTCATCTACTTCATCCTTAGAAGGTCTACTTTTTTCCGTAATGGTAGCTGTATAGAGTACATCAGATAAAACAACGATATTTCCACTTACTAGCTGCGGTAATGATGTTGTTAGCCCCATTCCAAGATTCACATCATTGCGAACTACCCCATGCTGCTTATCCAATTCACGAATAAACTTGACTCCAAAAATACAGTTATATTTTTTTCCTTTAATTTCGATTTGCATGTCTTTTCCTCCATAAGAAAAGGACAGCCGCTAAGCTGCCCTCTAAATTTATATTTTAAGCTTGATTATTCAATGTTAAGGTGTGTTGAGCTGTTTTCTTACCATCCTCTGTTGTTCCTGTTGTGGTATAAACACCAGCTGGTACCGTTTCTGTCCAAGTAATATTACCTGTTTCAGAGACAGCAAGACCTTCTGTTTCAGGCGTAATCTTATAGGTTACTTTTTTGTTGGTTGCATTTTCAGGCAAAACAGTTGCTGTGATTTGTCGGCTACCTGCAGTACCCGCATCTGCTGTTGATGTTTTAGGAGAAAACTCTAAGCCAGTTACAGCAATAGACAATGTTTTAAAAGCTGGAATATCTACTCGCTCTGATTCTTTCCCATTAACAACACGAGTTACTTGGTACTCACCAACTGGCACAGAGGTGTTAGGTTCCATTCCTGTTATAGTTAAAGGTGATGTGCCGGAAACAACTTCAGTTTGGCCTTTATAAATTTTAAAAGTATCCACCATATTTATTTTCCTTTCTTAGCTTAATTCAATAGAAGCCCCATCGACTGTAGGAGTTACACTTCCCACAGAAGGGCTATCTACTTTCCCGGATCAGCTGTTTCAATAGTCGTATCTTTGAAGACATATTGAACTACTTCTTCTTGATCAGCAGTTAATGTTGCAAATCCTTTTGCGCCTTTACCATTGATACCAAATTCTAATGAAACTTCTACGGTGTCTTCAGCATTAGGCGATTTACCAAATGATGTTACGTATCCTTGGTAATAGGTTGCCTTGTATTTGTCAGCATTATCTCTTGTGCCTTTTTCTGCTTTGTTGATTTCCCAGATTTCAATAATATCGTCATTGTCTAAAGCCTCTTCTAGCTGGTCAACATATGGATCACCAACTGATAAAATAGATGTTGCCGAAAAATCAATTTCTAATGACCCTGGGATGCGAATCGGACCATCTTTAGTGGCCACGGAGTCACTATCTTTTGTTTTTGTATTTTCATGTTCTGTCTGGAAAGCTAATTTCCATGCTGCTTCCTCTTTTGATTTTTTTAACAAACGGAAAAGTAAAATAATATCAATACCTTTAGCCGCTACTTTTGCTTCATTAGCCATTTATATTCCTTCTCTCTATAGTATTTTGAATTCTAAAGATATCATTGCCCGTTTCAATGGTGTGTTAGTCGAAATGTCATCTACTAACCGAATACCGCTTGATTGGATATTGAGCGACCAATAATAACCTTCCGTTTCAGAAATAGATAGAGCCTCAGCAAAAATTGCTGAAGCCATATCCGATATTTGTTTACGTTTTTTTGCCAATCCCCATACAGATAGATTCAATGTAACCGAACCTTTAATATCAGTTTTGTTGGCTTGGTGCAGTGTCTGAGTATCTTCTAATTCGACAAATGGATAACCTACATCATCCATAGGTTTATAATCGTAGGTTTCATAACCCAGTGATTGACACTTCTTATACACTTCATCGAAGATTGATTGATCTCTTGTTTTAATCATTTCATCAACCTTTCCAAGTCCGTTCTAAATTTCACTTTTTGTTGTTTCAGCGGTGGTAAAAAGAAATCACGTTTCACCATAAATCTCGTACCGTTTATTAAATACGGTGCGTATTCCGTTCCTGGTCCTGTATGCCCAGAAAAACCATTGTTCGAAAGCCTCATAACGATACTTCTTTTTGTTGCCCCAGTAGGTTTAACAAACTTTTTACCTTCCCAGTGTCCAGTTAACACTTTTCCGGCTTCAGCTTGCATATTGGCGGTTAATTCTGCTGTGTTATTTCTAACAACTTTTTTCACATCATCAAGCTGAGCATTTCTCTTTAGTTTTTTAGAAATTCCAGCTAGTCCATTAATTCTTACTTGATTTCTTGCCATCAATAATCACTTCCTGAATAATCAAGCTATTTCTTAATGCAGGAACTCTACTTGTAATAACTTCCCAAGTTTTACCCTCAAACTCAATGTAATCAAATTCTGGAATAACAAAAAGGGGCTGTGTCCTAATGACCTTAGCCCCTTCTTTAATGCTCCCGAAAATAGTAATGGAACGATCTGTACCAATATCAGTTACATTGACATCAGCAGTTTTTATAAACGGTTCTTCTTCAATCCATTCACCTGAATTTGGATCATAATGCGATTTTGAAGATTTTTTTACAAAGGTAATTTCATCTAAATATCTCATGAAAATGTAAACCTCCCACGTTTAGGCTTATAAAGTTCTTCTAATTCCTTGTTCTTATACTCTTCAATCTCATCTTGATATTCAGAAAAATCAGAGTCTGGAAATGCCATAGATAAACCTTCTTGAGAATAAGATTGCATTCCTTCTTGGCCAATACGATTAAATCGTTTTAAAGTGACTTCATATACAACTGAATCAAAACTTTTTGGTAACTCAGTGACATTCAATATATTTTGAAGCCGATCTTTTGTACGTCTTTCAATGATTTCTAATTTTTCATCAAGACTGCCATTTAATAATTTTTTTACATCATTTGCTATCTCTGACATCAAAACACCACCTAAGTTAGTTCGATTGTCGCCCCATTTGTTGTCGGTGTTACTTTTCCGACAACAGGGCTAGTTACTCCCCCGCAGCTTTTGGTTGAATCTTAGCAAATGCTTCATCTTTGATGACCATGAAACCAATATCCATTGTAGCTCGTAAAGCAACCAATTCTTGTTCGTATAAGTTGACAGGCGTACCGTCTTCATTCGTTAAAGTAGATAATTGAGCTTCTTCTGAAATTTTGAAATTAATGTTAAATGGGATACCATAGCGCAAGTAATCAAAATCACCAGTATAAAGGTTTCCCTTATCCATAGATTTTAGATCTGCTACAGGTAGTCCATCAATAGTATTGCTGACACGATCATAAATAAATTGAGTTGTGTCACCAATTTTTTTACTTGCTTCACGTAACACTGTACGATTCTTACGATTAGAAATGAAAGCATTCGGATCGTATTCACCTTCTCCAAGCAAATCCTCTAATGCTAAAATGTTGTCATATGTCAAGTTGCCCTCAATTACATTACTAGCTGCAATGACAGATTTTTCAATAGATTGAGAGAATGGATTTTCTTTATCAAGGATAGTAGCCGCATCGATTTTCTTATAAAATGCTTCTGCGATTTTTGGTTGCATTTGAGTAAAGAAATCAGACATCTTATAAGTTAAATATTCCCGAGAAACTGGGATAATAACACCAATTTTTTTCGCAGTCATCGTTACGTTTAACCATTTAGGTTTAGACGTTTTAATCTTTTCGCCTTCACCAACCCAGTACGCCCCAGGACCTTCTGCAAAGTATTCGAATTTCTTTTCTTTGCCGTCCATTTCTTCATATTTAGCCAACTGCATTAACTTAGAATTTTCCATCACATCTTTTAAAATTAAAGTGTTGTACTTATCTGGAATTGTTCCATCTTTTTTCTCTAATACAGTGACGTTGTCTGGATTCCATGTTTGAGCAAACATTTGAATATCCATTTTCATTAATTGTTTTTTCTTCATTTATATTTCCTCCTATTTTACAATTCGTTTACTTGCTGCAAGAGCTGCAACTGATTCGGTTTCTTTTTTATCAGTTGCAAATTGTCCGCCCTCACCTGGTGTTTTTTGGCGAGCATTTTCTTTCTTAATCATTGATACATAGTTCGTAACAATAGCGACAGCTTTTTTTGTGGCTTCCGCATCATCTGAAACAATCAATCCTAGCAAATCATCGTCATGCGGCAAACTAGCCTCTGAAAGCATTTTAGAAGCTTCTTTTGACATGGAAACTAATGCTTGACTACGTTCCAATTCCGCAATTTTTGCTTCTAGCTGTTTCTTTTCATGTTCAGCTTTTTCCTGAGCATTCATTTTTGCCAGTTTTTCTGCTTCTGCTTGTTTTTCTTGTTGCTCTTTTTCCCAAGCTTCTTTTGTTTTTGATACTTCAGCAGCAATCATTTTTGCTACTTCATCACGAGAAAACGTTTTTCCATTGCCTTTATCTTTACTATCATCTTCTGGTGGCGTTTGTTCTTGACCTCCGGCCGGTTGGTCCGTATCTCCAGTGCCAGTATCTGGATTATCAGCAAAGAATTGTAAATGCATTGGCAATAATAGTTTTTTTGTTTTCATGATTATCCTCCACGGTTACGCCGCTACCCGATATATTTGATAAGTTACGCCTATCAATCGAAACAGCTTTCTCTTTAGTGCCTGTAAGCAGTAAGAAGGCAATATAAAAAGCCTAACGTTTGTTAGACTTTAATTGCCTTATTTTCCCATTTTTTGTATGCATCAAAATAAATCTCTTGCTTGTCGCCGTTTAATGTTAATTCATAATACATACCATCAAGTAAAGTAGTGCTTAATAGAGCTTTGTTATTCTGCAATGTTTTACAACTCCAAACTACAAAAACATCTTTTTTGGTAATTTCTTTTTGATCTGATTTATCCAAGTGTTTGTTTGCATAATTTGAAACAATTTCTTTACATTTATCAATAAATTCTTGTGAATCCATCATTTTACCCTCTTTTCTTAAATATTCTTCATAATCAGCATCTAAATAATCATAAGGATCATCATTCATAGAATCACACCTTTCTGTCATAATTTTAAAGTGATTCTTCGACTTCTTTTCTTAATTCAGAAATTAATCTGTTTAGCTTTTCTGTCAATTTACCTTTCTTTTTTGTACCAAATTTTGTTTTTCTTTGTTCATACATTAATAACTTGATTTCGGTATTCATATACATAATTGTCGCTTTATATCCACAATTTGCACATTCAGCATAATGGTGTTCGACATCCTTCGTGATATTTTCATATTTTCTAATTAAAGGAGTGTGTTTATGACATTGATTGCATTTATATAGATTATCCATTTACAGACCTCTTTCTTTCAGTGACTTCTCATAATCCTCACTAACTTTAGGGACAGTAGAGCATTTACAATGAGGATGCATATAAGGAGCATTAATACCTTTTTTCATCTTTAATACTCTATAAGGGCTACCCTTAGCCACTTTTTTACATATTTCACAGGCAAACGGTTCTGTAATGTAATCATATTCTTCGATATCGGCATCCAAGTAACTTTGCTTTTGAATATCTGTTTGAATACCAGATATTTCAGTCATCATCAACCTATTTAGCTTGTATCTTATATTTAGTTGGTTGGGCTTTAAAAATTTAGCCATCTCTTTTGCGACAGCTCTTGGATTTTTACCTTGAGTGATTGCCTGAGTGATTATTTTTTCTAAATCAGCTTTCATTTCAACAAAATTTTGCCAAATGTTATCACTAAACGAAGGGAAGTCACTTGATTTGAATGATGCATTAACAATTTTTCTAACCTTAGACGAATAATTTTCTTTAACCGTTTCGCCTAATATTCCCGCCTGTCTTAAATACTCATCTTTTGCTGCTTCAGATAACTGAGAATATCCCCACTTATCTAGCTCATCAAACAACGTGATTAGTTCTAAGCCAATCTGAGACTTTAATAGCTCTAATCTAGACACTCGCATTACTAAGTTATAGATTTTCAATTCTTTATTGGCCTGTGGACTAAAGTCTTTATTTTTTACATATTCCTTCGCTTTTCTTTCGAAGCGTTTTACGTCCATCTTATTAGCCATTTTTCTTGCTTCGCTAATCGTAATCTTTTGACCATTGGAAAATCTATCCCAGTTAGCTTCAATTTCAGTTTGAATCGCATCAATAGCATTTTGAAGCTGTTGAACAATTTCTTTTTCTCTATTGCGATCTAGCTCCATCTGTTCTTTGATCCAAGATTCTTCACGATTTTTCAAGTAGGACATTCAATCATTCCTCCTCGGTTTCCTTTTCCAATTGTTTAGCTAAAAATTTTGCCTGATTTACTTTCGTTTTGGCTACTTCTTCATCAGTAATATCTAATGGTTTATTTTCATTTTTTACACGTTCTAATTCAGCTTGAACATCATCAACAAACGAAGCTAGACCTAAAATTGTTTCTTGGCTTAACTCAGCTCCAGAGTCAATCAATGTTTTTAATTCTTCTAGAATTGCTTTCGGAAGATTAGGAGTAAAGATAATTCGCAATCCTTTTAAATCGGAGTTATCAATCTCAGAAACACTTGATTTCAGATTAAATAAAAGACGATAGCGCCGCACAAGACTTTTTTTAAATAGTCTTTGCTTTACTGCCGTCATTTGATTGAAACCAAACATTTTATACTTCATTGCTTCTCCTGATTGAACACCAGAAAAATTTGTATCTGTTAAATCTGGAATCATAGATATTTCATGTATCCCTTTCCTCACTCGTTCTTTGTAAGCTTCAACGCCGTTTACATCGTATTGTTTATAGATGTAGCTAGCATTCACTGAGGTCTTGTTACCGTTGATATCTGTACCAGATTCAAGCAAAAGCATGTTCACTTCTTTTTGCTTAATAGCATCTTCGGTTGATAGACCCGCTGCTTCGATGTCTCCACTAATCACTAACAGCGCATCGTTTAAATCCGTCATGTAATTAGCAGTGTCAGACTGTCCAGCATCATACAAATCGATTTGAGATAAAATATCTTCATACAATCCCATTCTAAAACGATTAGGAGAGAACTCAGTTATCTGAACTTCTTTGTAATCATGAGAATCCTCTTTTGGATCACTTAGTTTAATCGTAGCAAGAGTCGTTTCAGCGTAAGTAATGATTTTGTCTTTTGTGTAAATTATCGGTTGAATATACTGTTTGTCTGCATCTATAGTAAATTTAGTTTTAGGATAACGAACAGCAAGTATTGGTCTACGCTTGACCGTTGTATCATAAACAACAAACGTTTCAAAAACATTGCATAGATCAACATAATCAACGTCATCTTCATCTCGATATATGATTTCATAAGCTCGACCGTATTTATCCATATCTAACCACAATTCTCCATTCAATCCGTCAATGTCATTATCTTGATTGAAATTATCAATTGCCTCTTGGCTAGCTTTATTATTAATTTGGACTTTTAATGGATTGCCTGTATTGTATCCAACATCAAACGTTGCAAGAACTTTTCCAAAATTATGGGCAGCTCTATGGTCTGCTTTTTCTTTTTCCTTACGGCGACGATTTTTGATGATGTTTGTATTCTTTGCTTTATAATAATCATCCAAAATCTGTAGACGTGGAACTTGGTGTTCATTATGGTGTGCAATCATTTTGGCTAAAATATCAGTATTACCCAACAATTCTTCTGCAGAACTATATCTATAGTGAATATTTGATTCTACGCCAAAGCTAACAAAATTTTCATTCATATCACTTGAATAGCTGATGTCCGATCCATGTTCAAATTCATTAACTTTTAGGATTTCTTCAGTTTCCATACTTCACACTCCTTTTTTTAAAACATTCTTTTTATTTTGTTTCTTTGATTTTTACTAATTTTAGTTTTTTTCTTCGCCCACATGTCTTCGTTAAATCCGTAACGTGTGGCATCAATAGTATGATTGTCTTTATCTTCTAGTCTCGGTTTAGGATTACCATCTCTATCAGTCTGATAATCAATGTTTTCAAATTCCTTAGCTATATTTGGAGTCCTCAATGGATCGATACAAATAAAATCTAAGTCATCTAGCCATTGCTCACCATATTCAACCGAATCCGGGCCTTTTTTAACACCTTTTATATGATTGATACCATGCTCATTTACTAACTCTGCATTACTTTTGGGCTCAGCAGAATCAGAAAAAATTTCATCATTTTGATAGCCCTTTTCATGTAGTTTTTTAGCTAATTCCCTATTACTAATTTTCACACCGTATATCTCATCAATAGCATAGATACCATTTTTCTTTTTATCATAATGCCATCGAACGAACGCTAACGGATCAGTAGCATAACCGAAGTCAAGACCGTTTCTGATATTATCAAAGTTAGCAACCATTTCCTCAGTTATACAACCTTTCTCCACTTTTAAGTTACTGAATGGAACGACTCCAGAACCGATTGCTTCACCATCGTATTCCCATCTAGCACGCAAAGGATTTCTATCTCTTGCTGCCTCCACTTCTTTCAAGAATTCTCTCGAAATAAAAGGATTATCTTTATAAGTAGAGTGATGAACAAATGTATTATCAGGTTGGAAACTAGATTCATATTTTTTGTTCACCCAAGATTGTCGACGTTTTGGCGGGTTGTAGCTGAAAAAGAATTTATAAAAAAGACCATTTCCTAATTCACCACGTAAAAGTGAATTGGTAATGGTCGTTACTTCATCTTCAGTTTTAAACTCGCCTAATTCCTCAATCCAGCCAATCGCAAACGGGAACCGACTATCTTTTAAAGACTTGATTCTTTCAGGATTTTGGGCACCTCTGAAAATCATATAATTACCACGAGGTATGTATGTGATTCTCAACGGCGATTTATTAAATTTAAATAGATGTGTTACCCCTTGCTGTTCAATCGCCCACTTCATTTGCTCGTAGATTGATTGTTCTAATGTATTATCAACATATCGAATGCCAACCGCATTGACAGCATATCTCATAAGCAATTGAGTAATAATATGTGCAATATCTGATGATTTACCAGAACCACGTCCACCCTTACAAACAATATTCAGTATGTCCGAGTTAAGAGTTGCTCTCCATACCGAATGAAATTTTTTCGGTAATAATTCTGATAGTTTTTTCTTAACCATCATCATCACCGATATCATCAACGAACAATGGTGTTTCTGAAATTTCCACTTGTTGTTTATTCACTGGGGTATAGCCACTTCTATCTAGGATGTCCTTAGCTGCATTAAAACGTACCATCTCAGATCTAGCACTCATTAGCTTAAGCATAGTGTGAAGTGCTTTGCCAGAAGATTTCCCCATTATCATCTTTACATACTCATCATATGCGTTGGTGAATTTTTCATCTTTCAGCCAATTGTACAACGTCTGTTCGCTTATATTTAGTTCTTCGGCGATTTCTCTACGCTTTAAAGAACCTTCAAACAGTAATTCTATTGCTTTTTGATGCTTTTTATTAAGTTTCAAAAAATCCCCTCCAATCTAAAATAAACTAAATAAAAATGGAGACACTAAATCATTCAAAGCTATGCAATATCTGTGCATTTTTATTTACCTTTG